GGATTGATGATCATAGACATTTTGAACATCTACAGTATATTTTGTGATATTGTCATGAAGAGAACTATTTCCTCTCTTAAGTCTTCTACGAATAAAAGCAATATTAAATTCACCGACGCCAGGCAAATCACCTAAGATAAAGGTTGAACCACTAATAACACTTAAAACACGACCAACACCTATTAATGTTTCTTGAGCATCTAAAACCTCTATCGCATCCTCTTCTAAGAATCCATGATCAGATCGAGTTGAAATTCTAAAACTACTACTTGATTGTCTAGAAACAGTATTTGGAGTGAATTTTACTGAGGTATTATAAACCCATGACCCAAAGTTAGAATCTTCAGAACTCTTATTAATTCCAAATGATCCAACTTTAACCTTATCACCTTTATTAAAGTAAAAAGTTGTATCAGGTATTTGAAAATCTTTTAAAACACCTGTAATTAAAACTTCAATTTTATTTGTAGAGCTTGCAAATGAATATCCATACGCAACATTATTATATCTTACATCATCACCAACGTTTATAACATCTAAAGCTGTAGTTAATCCAACAAACTGATTTGATGTTTTACTTGTATAAGTAACGACACCAGCAGAACTTGCTGTTGGTAATGATAGAGAACCGCTCGTGGGGAATCCAACGGTTGTATCAACTGTCATGACAGTTGAACCAATAGATACAATATCGGTAACACGAGTTCTGCCTGGAATTACAAAATCACCATCAATTGAATCTTGTGATACTGTAATTTGATAATAATGTTCTCCGCCATATAAAAAGTCTTTAACATCTGATATCGCACCAGAAGCACCCTTAATATTATCATCATCGTCATCAGCATCTTGAAAAAGTGTAGATCCTTTTAAATTACGAGGATCACCTGTAATTGGTTTAACAACAAAATCTTGACCAAAACCATAATCTGCATCAGATGGTTTAATTAAAAACTCTGATGGTTTGATAACATTAACTTCTTCACCATATAATGCTCTGAATAAAATTTTATATGATTCTTCTGTACCTTTTGTTTTATAAAAGTCTTTGATTTGACGAATAAACTTAACTTGATCTAAATCACTATCTAAAGTACGATTTTCAAAACCACTCGCATATGTTGTTTTAAGTTTATTAAAGAACTCACGAATAAAAAGATTTGATAAATTATGAACTCTACTTCCACCTGTATGTGCAGCACCAACTGTTGATTTAAAATCTAGGACATCAGGTTTTGTCGATTGACGTAAAGCATTGACTCCACTGAATCCACGAACACATCCAGTAAATGAAGTTGTACCTAATCCAGTATAAGTAATGATTTCATCATCAATTTTGAGTAATCCATACTGACTTGGATAACCTTTTGTACTATCAACAAAGATTGTTTCAGAAAATGCCTGAGTATCTGTGGATAATCCAGTAAATTCAGTCAGTGCAGCACCGACATACGTTTGTAATTTCGTATATCGATCTAAATTTTCAGAAACATTTATAGATCCACCTTGAAATTCTTGGGAAATATAATATTGTTTCATGAAATCCACAAAAAGCGGACTTTCAGATTGCACAAACTCAGGTAACTGATTCTCAATTACCTGATTGATTTCGACTCTTTGTATTGATGTATCAATCATTTAATTATTAGTATCCTGATCCAGAACTAGATGATGAACTTGTTGTAGTAGATGATGTCGTCGCTGCATATGCACCACCACTTGATGTGGTAGTTGCAGTTGAAGAAGCGGTAGAAGGAAGAATTGCTGCAGCTGTTGAGACTGGAGAATTCGATTTTCGAGTAAATGTGGGTGTATAATAACTGTGAGTATGAACAAATTGAGATCCTGATGTATTTTCACCAGAGGAAATCAAATCTTGTATCATATTGATTGTTGTATTTGTCATATCAAACTTAACATATAAATCACGAAGACCTATAACGTCATTTGAGTGAGGAATTGCTTGAATTTCAATCACGTTATTCGTAATGACTGTTGAGGTTATATTACAAGTATCTATAAGAACTTCACCAGTCATATAATCAACAGTTCCAGCGTTTTTCTTTACAATATTTGGAGTTCCACCCTCTGTATAGGTAAAGAAGAAAATACGACCTTTTTCACGGTTGATAACCTCGTCAGCGAGATAAACAGTTCCAACTACACCATCAATTGTAAATCCAGTTGAAACAACGTTGTATGAAGACTCCTGAGTATGGAATCGATTACCATAACACACCTCATACTGTGCAAATTGACCAATTACTGCTTTTAAATTACGACGAATTGTAACAAGAGTGATATTTGATGTAATTGATGCATCCACACTGTCAATTAGAGATACAGCTTTACTATATTTGAATCTACCACCAAATTTATTCACATCAATCGATCTTGAATATTGTGTCAATGCATTTGAAACGCCAGTTTTAAGATTTTCTGCATCATCGTTCAAACTTGGATTGTAATATGGATTTGTTTGTATCTCAACATACAAATATTTCAAATCAATGAATTCTGGTACAATACCAGCAACTGCATAACCCTTTAACTTTTGAATGAGTTCTCTTTTTGTCTCATCTGAAAGAAAATCACCATTTCGAGGTTTGACTGATATAAAAACCTTACCAAAACGAGGTGGAGACATTTCTTCACCACCGAACGCTGTTACAGACTCAACGTTTGGATAGATAAACCCTAAAACAGACTCATAATCAGAAGATGTGACTGCACGATACTGAGAAGTGTAAATTCGAGGTGCATAATACTTAATTGAAGAGATTGATTCAATATCATCACCATCTCTTGATGATTCTTCCGTTGAAACAAGACCAATCAGTGCTGGATTGATCGATCCACCGTCCTGATTTGTAATATTTCCAACAAAACTGAATTCTGAAGCGCCATTTCCTTCTTTTCCATCCGAAACAACATAAGAAACGGTAATTACGTTGTTATTTGATAACTTTTTAGCAATTACATTGTCACCAAAGATCAATTCATACCTTTCATCTTCAATTTCTTGCAATAAGTAAGAAGATGAGGTCGATGTAATACCAATAATGTTGTCAATTTGTTGATATGTAACGGAGGAGGTCGCTGATGAGGATGGTTTGACCTTCACTTTGATAGTTGATGTATCAATAAAGGAATTTTCTAAAAGAAATCTCTGATTAAACAAAGAAGTATCAACAGTGAATTCCTGTGATACAAAACTACCTTCAAATATCTCAATATTATTAAAATCTGCAACTCCGTTAGTTACAGGCACCGTAATGTCTTCTGGAATTGAAAAAATATAGTTTGTATTGTCACCAGCACCATTACAAACGATACCAGAGTTTAATGTAACTGTGGATGTACTTTCTAAACCATCAATAATAAAAGATATTCTTGCTCTTGCGGATCTTCTTGATCTTGGAACGTATCCGATATTTCTTGCCAATGCAACAACATTTTCTCGAAGTGTCGCAGAGTCAAGAAAACATTCGTTTGCTGCCATATTGGTATTATAGGCAGTTGTGTATGTATTATATGCTAATGCGTCGATAATGATTGAAAGGTTTGATCCCTCGAAGTCATAATCAGTAAAGTTTGTATTCGCCCTCAGATAATCTCTGATAGACGTTTTAATTTGATCAAAATCTAAATTAACGTATTGTCCAAAGGCCATTATACTCTAGCTGGGAAAAGGAGAACTTGAACTGATTGTGTTGGTGCTGGAATTCCAGTGATATCATATTGAACTGTCGCATTCATTTCATTTGAATCGGGTGCAACTGTTACGGTTGCAACAATATTGTCAATTCTTGGTTCAAAATTCAATAATGCCGACTGAATTGCGTCTGAAACTGCAATTTCATTCAAAGATGTGTTTAATTCAAACAAAGAATCATTAATCACTGACCCAAAAGTGGGTTCAAATGGTTTTTCACCAATAATTGTAAAAATTATGTTCTTAACAGACCTCTTAATCGCATCCTCATCACGAATTGCTACCACATCATTCGTCACAGGATGACGTTTGAAGGATAAATTGATATCTTTGAATGCACGAGAAGCCACACTATTTACACAAAAAGTTTCCTGTTTTTATTTATACCTATTTTTTAACGTTTTGCTAACCGAATTCGATATTTTTCTGAATTTAAAGCGTTAATAACATATTTAGCGCTAATTCTGGGGTCATTTTCACCGCAACTGAAGAAATCTGCGGTCATACGACCTAATTCTGGCCATGTATGACAAGAAACATGACTTTCAGCGAGTGCAAAAAGACATGTAACACCACATGGATTAAATTTATGAGTATATTCATTCAATATTACCATCTCCGACCTTAAAATTGCACGAGTAAAGACATCTCGAAGGAAACTGGGACTATTTAAGTCCTCAAAATGACCATCGTAGATGTCTAAGAGTACATGTTCGCCTAATTCAATGTCAGTCATCCGAACAAATGAGCGTTATAATGAGTACGAATCGGTTTGTACTTCACTTTTTCGACCTTTTTTGTCACAGCAATGTAAATTTTGAGTAATTTTTCAGTGTTCATCCTAATTCTGGTTCAATGTTAAGATTGACTGTCTCATTTTTCTCTTCTTGAGCTCGTTCTTTCGCTGTTTTCCAGAAATAATTCTCTTCTGAACCTAATCCATCACGATCATGACCGTTTTCCACCTGATAATACACGGTTGATACCTTAAAATCAGGATTCTTAGGTGTCTCAGGAGTGATACTGTTGTCATATATTCTCATTCTGTTGTTTGGATAGAGACAAAACTGTCCATTATCCAATTCTAACAGATTATGACTCTTATGTTCCGCTGGTTGTTCGCTTGTTGAATAATCAATCGCATCTACATCTTGATGATAGTTATCTAAAGTACAAATATATGTACCAGTCTGATTACCATAGTCTCTTGTATAGACTTCATAGTGCATTGAACCGATAAATTGTTTCTGAACTGCAACCACACCATAGTCCATACAATTCCAGAACTGTAGATTATGTAACGTCATATCAGGATCTGGCAACTCAGGAGAGGAGAGAAAAGCGGATATCGGTAACTTATCATAAACAGCAGCATACTCAGGTAGATACGTTTCAAAATAAAACGCACGGCCTGGAATACTTTTGGCACTCACCCATACTCCTTTTACAAATTCACCATGACCACTCTGATGATCTGTCAGATACTCCTTACGAACCCATACTTCATAAGCGGGTAAATTACAAATCAATGTACTCATTTACCCTGACCTCGATACTTCTTCTTTCGACCATTTCGACTGGTTGGTGATAACTTGGTACGTTCAGATTGTCCTTGACGAGTCTTCTTTGGTTTTGACTCAATGGTGGGCGTACCCACACTAAAACGAACTGCCATTAGTTTCTTCTGTCCTCATTTAACGGTGAACCAAAATAAGCACGATTCACAAAGTATAATAATACAAGTGTGAATAGAATGCCAAAA